AAATGGCTGGACTTACAGATAGGGATCAAGCAAAGACTTTTATCTATGCATTTTGTTACGGAGCTGGAGCTGCCAAGCTAGGTAAAATAGTAGGTGGAAGTACATCTGAAGGATACAGATTAATAGATAGGTTCTTAACCCGGATGCCAGCTTTAGCTGAGACACGTAAGAAAGTATTACTAGCAGCAGAAGGTGGAAAAATTAAAGGTCTGGATGGACGTACTCTTATAGTTCGTAGTCCTCATACTGCACTTAATACAATAATTCAAGGATTTGGTGCATCTATCTGTAAAGATTGGTTAGTTAATATGACACAAAGAATAAATAGTACAGGGGTAGATGCTAAGTTAGTGGCTTCTATTCATGATGAATATCAATTTGAAGTTGCAAAGAAAGATGTGCAACGATTCGGAACTATCACTAAAGAGGCAATCAAAGATACAGAGCATACTCTAAATCTTAGATGTCCTTTAGATAGTACATGGCAGGACGGGGAAACTTGGGCCATGACACATTAAGACTTGACAAATAATATAAATTATGAGACACTTCGTTTTTAAACATTGATAAAGGAGTTATAAAAATATGTCAGTAATTTCAGGAATTGCTTATTGGGCTGCTATCACCAACCCAAATACCACATTCGACCCGGATGGGGTATGGTCTGTTGATGTATGTAATCTTGATGAGAAAAACTTGGAGACTATTAAGAAGGATGGGCTTTCTGTTAAGAACAAAGGGGATGATCGTGGAGATTTTGTTACGATCAAACGTAGAGTTCGTAGGAAAGACGGTTCCCTAAACCGTGCTCCTGATCTAGTGGATGGTCAGAAGAGAACCATGACCCAAACCCTTATTGGTAATGGATCAGAGGTTAATGTGCATTACACAACCTATGATTGGGAATTTAAGGGACGAGCTGGAGTAGGTGCTGACTTGAGGGCAGTTCAAGTTACTAATCTTATTCCTTATAATACAGAAGCTGATGAGGCTTTTGATGTAGTTGATGGTGGTTTTGTCAGTGGTGAAGGGGATGAAGACATTCCCTTTGCTACCTAACCTTATAACATAGGAGAGGGGGGAGATGAAAGTCTCTCCCCTATTTCTTTATGAAATCAATAGATACATTAGTTAAAGATATCTATAGTTTATTCAATGAGGTTGAAAATTCTGTAGAAGAAGATGAAATAAATACTGATATTATAAATGAGTTTGGAGATAATATAAAAACTCATTTGTTAACAGCCTTAACTGAAAAAAGAAAGGAAGGTAATAGTAATCTTAGATTATCTGCTATTGGTAGACCTGATAGACAGATATGGTATGATGTTAATCTAAATGATAAGGCCATAGCCTTTACTCCTTCTACTAGAATAAAGTTTTTATATGGATATATTCTGGAAGAATTACTTATAGCCTTGTCTAAATTATCTGGTCATACAGTTACAGATACACAAAAAGAATTGGATATTCATGGGGTTAAAGGACATCAGGATTGTGTGATTGACGGGGTATTAGTTGATTGTAAGTCTACTTCTCCCAGAGGATATGAAAAGTTTGATAAGGGAGATCTAGTTAATGATGATCCCTTTGGTTATATAGCACAGATCTCTGCCTATTCAGAAGCTAATGGAATGGATGAAGCTGCTTTCCTAGCTATCAATAAACAAAGTGGAGAGATATGTTTAGCTCCTGTTCATTCATTGGAAATGATTGATGCTGGAGATAGAGTTAAGTATTTAAAATCTTTAGTGGAAAATAAATCTCCACCTAATAAATGTTATAGTGATGTTAAAGAGGGAGCTTCAGGTAATCGTAGACTAGGAACTGCTTGCTTGTATTGCAATCATAAGAAAGAATGTTGGAAGGATGCTAATGATGGAAAAGGTTTACGGGTATACAACTATGCAAGAGGATACAGGTATCTTACTAAGGTTGTACGTGAACCGGATGTTGAAGAGATCCATGCATGGTAGATCACCATTGGCTTCTCTACAAAAAGGACGAGGAGTTTGTTCCCAATCTTGATAAGTTTGGATTTGTTTATCTTATAACTAATCTTCAAAGTGGTAAAGGTTATATAGGTTGTAAGCAATACAAATTATATACTAAGTTAAAGGAGAGAGAATCAGATTGGAAAACCTACACTGGTTCATCTAAGTGGCTCAATGAAGATATACAGAATATAGGTAAGGAACATTTTAAATTTGAAATCATAGCTGAGTATAAGAATAAACGTAGCTTACGTTACTATGAGTTATACTATCAGATGAAATTTAATGTTCTCTCCTCTACCATTGAGGGTACAGATGAACCAGCCTACTATAACTCACGAGTAGGTGGTAAGTTCTATCGTCCTGTTGAGAGTTACCAAGAGCCTGAATATCTAGAAAAACTTCGTAACTCTATGAATACTATTGAACATAAAAAGAAAAAATCTGAATTAGCAAAGAAACAATGGGAAAAGAATCCTAAAACGGGTAACCAAAAAAGAGATCCAATTACAGGTAGATTTTTAAAACAAAATGTACAAGCCTAAGAAAAATAAAGTAGTATTTGTTGATCCTATAATTCAGTTTGATAGTAAAGAACTTGAACCTGAACGTGAATTATATGTGGCTGTTATCAAACGAGCTATATTAGATCTAGCTAACATAGGAAATAAAGTATTACATAATAAAGCTAAAGGCTGGTTCTTCTGTAGTGTTGGAGTAACGTGTGATAACTTTGAATTTATTTGTGAGAATGCTAATATAAATGCAAGTTCATTACGAACCTATGCATATGAAGTAACTGAAAAAATAAAAGAAGATCCTAAGTATAAATATAAATTATATTATATTAAGTCGGATGATGAGAGGAATGAAGGATGTCAATAAAAGATTATCAAGTAGGTGGTGATCATTATAAGAAATGTACAATACAACCTATGGAATATATTTATGCTAACGAACTTGATTTCTTTGAAGGTAATATAGTAAAGTATGTAACCCGTCATCGTACTAAAGGTGAAGGTGCAAAGGATATTGAAAAGATTATTCATTATGCACAAATGATTTTAGAACTTAGATATGGAGAAGATATAGATGCAACTGCCAACTGAGTACCAAAACTTTATCTATCTTTCCAGATATTCTAGATGGCTTGAAGAAGAAGGTCGTAGAGAAACATGGGATGAGACTGTTGATAGACTAATTAGTTTCTTTAAAGTTCATGTAGAAACAAACCTTGGAGTTAAAGATCAACTTGATACCAAGGATTGGACTATGATACGTAATGCTATTCTACATCTTGAAGTTATGCCTAGCATGAGATCACTAATGACTGCTGGACCTGCACTTGAAAGAGAAAATATATGTGGGTATAATTGTTCCTATATACCAATAGATAATCCTAAATCCTTTGATGAAATATTATATATTCTAATGAATGGTACAGGTGTTGGTTTCTCTGTTGAAAGACAGTATGTCAACCAGCTTCCAACTATTCCAGACGTAGAGTTTGAAAGAACAGATGATGTTATAAGTGTAGCTGACTCCAAGGAAGGATGGGCTAGAGCATTCAAAGATTTAATATCCTTTCTTTATACTAATAGAGTACCTAAAATAGATGTAAGCAAGGTACGTGCTGCTGGTTCCAGATTAAAAACCTTTGGTGGTAGAGCCAGTGGTCCTCAACCATTGGTAGATCTATTTGATTTTACCATACGTAAGTTTGAGGAAGCTAGAGGTAGGAAATTAAACTCTATCGAATGTCATGATATAGTTTGCAAGGTAGGTGAAGTTGTAGTAGTAGGTGGTGTACGTAGATCTGCTCTTATATCTTTATCTAATCTATCAGATGATCGTATGAGATCAGCCAAGTCCGGTGCTTGGTTTAATACTGATCCTCAACGAGCCTTGGCTAATAACTCTGCTGTATATACTAATCGTCCTGACACTGGTGTATTTATGAATGAGTGGCAATCTTTATATGAAAGTAAGAGTGGTGAACGAGGTATCTTCAATAGAGAATCTGCACAACAGAAAGCTGCACAAAATAAACGTAGAGTGTGGGATATAGACTTTGGAACTAATCCTTGCTCAGAGATTATACTACGTCCTAATCAGTTCTGTAATCTGACAGAGGTAGTGTGCAGGACTGAAGATGATCGTAATTCTTTAGCAAGGAAGGTACGTATAGCTACCCTGTTAGGTACTATTCAATCTACACTTACTGACTTTGGCTATCTTAGAAAGAGATGGATAACTAATACAGAAGAGGAAAGACTGTTAGGTGTATCTCTGACAGGTATAATGGACTGTAAATTATTACACTCTTCACCACAGAAGCTATCTTACTCTGCTAAAGTACCTTACCTAGAAGATACACTTAGCTATCTACGTAACGTAGCTGTAACAACGAATAAGAAATGGGCAGAGAAACTAGGTATACCTCAGTCCACGGCTATTACTTGTGTGAAACCATCAGGAACTGTTAGTCAGTTAGTAGATAGTGCCAGTGGTATACATACCAGACATTCACCCTACTATGTTCGTACTGTAAGGGCAGATAACCTTGACCCGTTAACAAAGTTTATGAAGGAACATGGTATTCCCAATGAGCCAGATGTTACAAGTCCAGATAATGTTACTATCTTTTCCTTTCCTATTCATACAAGTTCTAAGTCTAAATTCAGGAATGATCTTAGTGCTATACAGCAACTGGAAATGTGGAAGATATATGCAGAGCATTGGTGTGAACATAAGCCAAGTGTTACTATATCTGTGAAGGAAAGAGAATGGGTACAGGTAGGTGCTTGGTGTTGGGATAACTTTGACCACCTATCTGGTGTCTCATTCCTGCCTTATGCTGATCACAATTATAAACAGGCTCCTTATCAGGAGATAAACAGAGAGGAGTACAACAAAGCAATGAAGACTATGCCAAATAAATCTATTGATTGGTCGTTGCTTACAGAGTTTGAGAAAGAAGATACAACAAAGGGAGCACAGGAATTAGCCTGTACTGCTGGTGTATGTGAGCTGGTGGACCTGACATGAAGGAAGGTAAGAAAAGACTTGACATATAAGTAGATATATGAAACAATTACGGAATGGAATGCCATAATGGGTTCCAAAACAAAGGAGAATGCTATGTTAAATTATGATATGTGGCCCAGATATTTTATTGGGTTTGATAGAATGTTGGCTAATATTCCAGCATCTAATAGTAACACAGACGGTGGGTATCCACCCTATGATATCGTTAAATCAGGTGAAGACAAATATTGTATAGAGATGGCTCTTGCAGGTTTCACCAAGGATGAGATTAAAGTTGAAGTCAAAGAAGAGTATTTAACAATAGCTGGAGATGCAAGTGATAGACATGATAACTCTGACTATGTTCACAAGGGAATTGGTAGGAGAGCATTTCAAAGGAAGTTCTGTCTTAACGACACGGTTGAAGTCGAAGGGGCTGATCTTACCGATGGGGTACTCCATATTCGATTGAAACACAATATCCCAGAAGAACAAAGACCAAGACAAATAACAGTTAATTAAAGGAGGCTCTATGAATACAGTCTATATTGGCTACGATCCTAAAGAGGATATGGCCTATCAAGTTTTAAAGTTCTCATTGGAACGTATAACAACAAAGCCAATAAGAGTAGTACCTATCCGATTAGATGTAGTGCAACGTATGGGGCTGTATCGTAGGGAATTTTCTGTAATGGACGGTCAAAGGTATGATAGTATTGATGGTCGTCCATTCTCCACAGATTTTTCCTTCACTAGATTTCTTGTTCCCTTCCTGAATATGTTTGAAGGTAAGGCTCTCTATATGGATTGTGATATGTATATGAGAACAGATGTAGCAGATCTGTTTGATATATGTACTATGGATTATTATCCTCTCTGGTGTGTACATCATGACTATGAACCGGGAACTGGTAGTAAGATGGACAATAAAGTACAGGAACCGTACCGTAGAAAGAACTGGTCTAGTCTTATAATGTTCAACTGTTCTCATGCTGCTCATAAAAATCTTAGCATAGATGATATCAATACTCGTGCTGGTAGATGGCTACATGGATTTGAATGGTTGCCTGATAAAGAGGCAGACATAGGACGTATACCTGAAGATTGGAACTGGTTGGATGGACATTCCCCTGAGAAACTGGAAGCAAAGAACGTACACTTTACCACTGGTGGTCCTTGGTTTGAGAACTGGCAATGCAGAGGCAAGGT